ACATATACGGAACATCTCTAACTTCACCTATATGACACATAATTCCTGTTACTGTCATTACCCAAAATGTAGTCATACCTACAGCAGTTGCCCATGATAAAAACCATTCAACAGGCAATACTATAAACAAGATTATATTAAACAAGTACGCTAAGACTGTTTCATTTTTTGTTAACCACATTTGCCATTTATTTCTTAATCTCTTAGACGCTAACTTGATACTACCTTCGTGTTCATGTGTTCTAAAAATAATTCTAAACCAATTAACATGTTTAGGACTGTGTGGGTCTTTTTCTGTATCTGAGTTCTTATGGTGATTATGGTGCCATGCACAATATGATATTGGCGTGCCTATCAATGCAGTTAGTGATACTACACTCATGATGTTTTGAAACCATACAGGTGGATTCCATAAGTCATGTGTTGCCCACCTGTGAGTAAACATACTCATAACAAACTCTAATAAAAACCAAAATAAAATATAAGTAAAAAACAATTGTGTCCATGATAGAACAACAAAAGAATATAATGCTAATGTAAAGTAAAATATATATAAAATACTATGTGCAAATTTCATTTTCAACCACGCTTGACATTTCCTGTTTTTTATGTTATTTTAGCTGTGTTCTCCTCCCGAGGGTCAGAGTACCATAGCAATTAATGTTTAGTAGTACCATCAAGTTCATCAAAGATTTCATTTAATCTTTTATTAGTATCATCATCAAGTTCTTCTCTTTCATAAGAATCTTGATTATGTTCTTGTACCATGGTTGCCTTTTCATAAGCATTAGATACATTAATATAAGAATTAGACATAGCTGTACCAGCAGATGTGATAGTCATTATTTTATCTTTAGGTATAGAGATAATAGTATCATCACTATATGAAGTCCACTTTATTAATGCAACATAGTCTTTAAGACCTACTTCTTCTACAGCAGGAATATACTTTACTTGAAGAGGTTTATCTACCTTAACAAGCGGCGATTTATCATCTAATAAGTGTTGTGGTATCGTACAAACGATATCATCACCATTAATAAGTTTTATAATCTTTATTGCTTCCATGATTCTCTCCTATAACTCGACATTATGAATGTCATAGTTAAATCCTTCTTCATTGTAAATATTTATCCTTTCTCTAAAGTGTGAAAGGGTATAGTTTTCTTCTTCTTGATACGATAAATCATCTGATATATCATACAGTCTAGCTTCTGAATTATCATCTTTTAGTCTTAGTCCACGACCAATACTTTGCAAGTTTCGTATACGAGATTTACTAGGACTACTAAAAACAATGTTATGTAAATTCCTAATATTGATACCAGTACTAAAGGTACCATAACTGGCGATAATAATAGCGTTATCAGATTTTTCTGTGATAGCTCTAATCTTTTCTCTTTCATGTGCTTCTACACCTCCATAAACAAAGAATACTTGTTTGTCTTTACTCTTTTCTTCTATCATTTGTTTTAATATCATACCATGTTTTTCTACATATTGAAACAGGCAAAGTGAGTTGCCTTTTAAATCTAAACATAGATTACGAATGTATTTGTTTCGTTTAGTATTAGATACTAGAAAATCCATTTCTTCTTGATATGTTTTACCTCTAAGAAAGTCTATTGACATCTTCTCATGTCTCAACACTAAACAGTTTATTTTTAACTTCGCCAGATGTTCTTTTTCTTGTAGTTCTGTTGTAGATACTATCTTGTTTACGGCACCAAATAAACCCTCTAAAACTAACTTGTGTGTTTTACTATCATCTAAAGTACCTGTAAGACCAATACGATACTTACAGTTTTCTAGTCTTGACATAATTTTAGTTAGAGAAACTGCCTTAAATAGATGAGCCTCATCACCTACAACCATACCAAACTGCTCAAAGAATTTTTTCGGCATTTTATAGATTGACTGCCATGTACTGATTACTATTCGTTTATTTGTTTCTTTTTCATGACCTTGATATATTCTGTGTACATTCTTTAAACTATCATAGCCATAGTCTTTAAAATCTTTATATAATTGTTCTACTAGAGAAGTAGTCGGTACTACTATAAGAATCTTATTGTTTTCTTCTTCTTTCAGGCGTATCAGATTGAAACGAACCATCAGATAAATTATCAGAGATTTACCCGAAGCTGTAGGCGACAACATTAAACACCTTGATTTTATCATAGAGTAAATAAACGCCGATTTTTGATAGTCTCTTACTTCAAAAGGTATCTTTAGTTTCTTGATGAAAGAATCGACAAGTTTATCATCTACTGAGGCGTCCTTTATGTCTGTTCTATCTACTACTTCAACATCATTCTCTTTACACCAGTTTAGTATGTATGGATATAGACCTGTATAGATTTGACCATTTGTATATGAGAATAATCTTATTTTGCCATCCCAATGTCTTGAACGATAGGCAGGCATAAATTTAAAACCAGGTACAGAAAATGTAAAGTGTTCGCCTAAGTCTCGGCGTACATCCTCATCAGCGTCTACTACTAAGTGTACATCATTCTTTTTAGTTAATATCAGATTTCTCATCAGTCATAATAAGATTGTTGTAATAATTCAGCATTACTAATATAACCTGTAATCATTATGTTCCAAGATATGCTAATTCTTCTAGTCTTAGTCTTTTGTGTTTGATGTTTAAGCCAAGAAGGGAAAAACAAAGCACACTTTTCATTACTTTCTAATACACACTTTGATGAGTTGTAAGGATTCATTCTTTCTAGTAAAGGTTTAATAACATCTACTTGTTGTCTAGGGTCTTGAAAAATTATGCCACCAGACTTATCTGATTCTACATAGTATACGCCACTTAATAAATTATTAGAATGTGTATGTAAATCATGATTATCACCATTCTCTTGTACATTATACCACATGCCTGTAATGATTGCATTATCATATTTAAAACCAAACTTTTGAGAAAGTATTTGTTTACTAGACATCAGTATTCTATCAGCAAATTCTTTAAACTCATCTCTCTTATGTAAATCTGGATAAGATTGATGAAAGTTTTTACCAGAATCTTTTATAACAGTTTTTAAATCATCTTCTATTGTAGAAAGTAATTGTTTATTATCATAAAAGTTTTGTACTGAAAATACAGGACTAGGAAATAAGTCAAGTGTTTCCATTCGTAATTTATCTATTGCCATTATATTGCACCACTTGTAAATTTACGCCACTCAATAGAGTTTCTTATTTGCCAATCTCTACTACTAATAGTCTTTAAAGTTCTATCTAAGTAATTAACTATAGTTTCTAAGTAATCTATCTTTTGTTTTGCTTTGATTAATTCTTCATCAGATTCTAGATACTTGTCTATGTCTGACTTCATGATTTTTAGGTTAAAAGGTTTTTCTTGATATATCTTTGGACTTGCCTTACCTGTGTAGTATTCCCATTTTACTCTTTTAAGTATCTTGTAATCAGATTCAGCTCTGGTCAATAACAGTTTAAAGTTATTGTAGTGTTTAAGATATTTGTTATGTAACTGTGGTGTCTTTAGAGATTCTAAATCAAGTTCAGTTTCATTTATTTTGAGGTCTTTATCGACCTGTTCTTGTAGTTCTTCTAGTGTCATAATCTAACCATTATATAACAAAACTCAACAAATGTCAAGTCTTATGTAGTAGTTTCAGTAGTTGTAGCACTTCCCACAGTTGCAAATTCATATATGTTATAACTAAATGATACATCACCTGTGAGATATGAAGTATCGCCAGCTTGTTGGTCATATGATAAACCGGATAGTGAAGTAGGATATAAGTCTCTAAATCTTACTTCTAATACAGGATTATTCTTACTTGACAATATAGTTAATGTAGCGTCTGAGTATTGAGCGCCAACATCAAAACCTACATCTTCAGTTCTACCAGCGTCTCTATTTTTTGCAGTACCATCACTTGTAGGAAATCTATCTTTACCAGCGTTTATAAAAGTTTCAAACTGTTCATGACTTCTAGGAAATCCTAGACCTGTTAACCAACCATGTATCTCACGATAGTTCTCTAAGTTCTCATCTACAAGAAACGATACATTTAAACTTGCATAAGTCAATTTATCACCAGGTATAGGTATATCTTTTAGTGGTGTTGGTTGTGAAGTTTCACCCAATGTAATGCCTGGTATGTTTACAGATGTACAGAAAAATTCTACTTTAGGCAGTTTAGTAATATTAAACTTAAACTGAGTAGCAGCTGCATAATCCAGTTTAGTCGGTTGTCTAGATAAAGATTTTAATTCTGTCATGGTGTAACATCTATGGTGTGTATATTTTTGACTTCATCAAAATCAATAGTAGAATTTCCTATAAAAGAATTATCATCATTAGACCATGTAAGGTATAAATCTAATGAACCTATCTGTTGTTGATTATCACTACTAGATGTTTGACCACTAGATGATACACTTCTTCCTTTTCTTGTACCAGATTCTTCGTAATAATAAAAAAACTCTTTTTGTCCTTCATTGTTTAAAACCAAATAATGTTTAATGCCACTAGTATCATCGCCATCTACATTGTAAACAGGTTGTTTATTACCTACATTTAATATATCAAATGCTAATACAGGTATTACTGTGCCCCCAGCTGTGCCAAGTATTGTAACACCTTCATTAAACACCAATTTTCTTGAATATAATAGAATATACTTATTTACAGGGTCTTGCCAATAATCAGTAAAATCTTCTAATGCTCTGTCTGTAATTGTAATTGCCATAGTACTATTTATAAAGAACCTTCAGTTGATTACTATTAGGTTCAACAAATATTTTAGCGTCTTTTAATGCTTCTGTATGATTTCTAATGTTATTAGTAGAAGTAACTACTATCACCTCTCTATTTACCCCCTCATAAGGAATATTAATTGCTAGAATATCATCATCTTGATTTATTGTAGATGTAGGTCTTTCAGTTTTTATTCTGTTTATTAATACAAACTCTTGATAAACCCAATTCCAAAACAACACTTTACTATGATTTTCTTCTGGAAAATATGTATGACCACGGCCACCAAATGCTTTGCGACCTCTTTCGCCCCAAAAAGTATTTGTTCTCAAATATTCCCAATGGTCATTTTTCAATGACTTCATAATTGTTGGCGTGCAATTTTCAAGTTCAAAAGATTCGTTATTATCATATAAGTAAGCACCTTCCGTTCTTATTTTTTTTAAGTCTTCAGTAGAAATCGGCAAATTACAACCAACAACATCATCTACATAATACTCACTATCACTTTCATATGCCTCTTTCATTTCATTATGATTATCTACTATTCCTAGATGAAATCTAATGCCTACAGGAAACTGACCATAATGTTTCATATGTATAGTTTTATCATACATATTCTCTAATAACCACTTGTGTATTGATTTATCTATTATCATTGCATATTAATTGTTAATGATAGTCTAGGACCATCTGTTGATTTTACATAATGTTTAGTTCCTTTGGGTATGTATAATACATCTCCAGGTGGCAATATAACATCTTCAGTTTCACCTAAAACCCAATGAGAAGTGCCATAAATCTGTTTTACAAAAACATCATATTGTGGGTGGTCATGACTAGAAAATCCACCGTCACCCGATTTACTCCAATAAAAATTGCCATGAACAGGATAAAATGCAAAGCTATCTGATATTGCACCTTCAAACATTCTTAGTTCTTCAGTTAAATCAAAAACACTAGATATTATAATTGTATGCCCTTTTTCATAGTAATCCATAACTTTATATTCATCAACAAAACCCTCACTATCAAAAAGACCTCTATGTTGAGAATGACCATCATATGAGTTTACAACCTCTACACTAGGTACTTGTGTATGAAACTCATGAGGAAATCTTCTTCTTATTTTGAACCAGTTAAACACATCTTGTTCAGTAATATTAAAAGTATATTCTTCTAAAAGTTTCTTAAATTCTTCTTGTTTTAATTCCATATCAAATTATCCCCTTTATTGCAATATGAGTACCAACCTGTAACTATTTCTTTTTCTGTTTTATGACTAGGCATTCCTCTATGGGTATGTGTAAAATCTGAAGGCCAAAATAGTAATAATCCCTTTTCAGGTTTCATGTTATATTTTTGAAACAAAAATGAAGTTTCACCACCATCCTCACATTCATTTAAATACATCATCCATACCAACATTCTATTTGTAACACTTACACTTCCTCTTTCACAATGCCAACCATTATATGCATGACCCTTAGGATATTTTTGATAATTAAAGTCTGGGTCCATTTTAAATTTACCACCTTCTCCTAACATAGGATATTCATCAATATAATGTTCTAATGCAAACTGACACCATTCTAGAAAAGTTAAAACAGAGGGTTCTCGAATAGTCGGCCAGAATATACCATGTTCATAACACTCTTTATGAGCATTCATTTTACCATCCCAAACACTAATCTCACCTGTTTGAGTACTCTGACTAGCACCACCTATTAGTGGCAATGTTCTACACCAATCTATTAAAGGGTCTATAACATCATCAGGTGCATAATAACCCTTAATGAATAAGTTTTCTTGTTTGTTTATTTCGTGTTCTTCAATCATACCACCTGCCATAATTTATAATATTATATAGTTATTTATACAAAAGAAAAGGGGCGATGTACCAAAGGTAGTCGCCCCAATTCGTTTACTCTTTCGAGTGAGATTACATTAAGTTTGCAACCTGTACTCTACGGTAGTATCTGTTACTGTTTGCAGAACCACTTCCGTTAATAACGGCAGCGTCGCCTGTACCAGCTTCAGCAAATGGGTTAGCTTGTAAACCATATCTGGTTTTAAACCCAATTTTTGGTTGGAAAGTATCTTGACCAACAGCACGGACCATTTGTAATGGTACATACGGACAGTAGAACATGCCACTATCATATGGTGAAGTACCTTTGTAACCTACTACAAAGTATTGTTTAGCAGTGTTATTTGCAGAATATGGGTCAATATAAACTTTATATTTACCATTTAGAACACCAGCAAAAGTGTTACCTGTGTCATCAACATTTAGATTGTTGTTTAACGCAGGAGCGTAATCAAGAACACCAGCCATTTGAAGTGCCGAAGCAACATCAGATGAACAGATAATCATGTTCCCTTTACCTCTACGAGTTCTTTGTGCAATCGCATTAGCTTCTCTTTCTACTTGGAACATAAGACCTTTGAATCTTTCAACACTCCAACGACCGTTAGAATCTGTATCAAGGTCAAA